GGTCCCAATCCACCAGGGCGAGGAGGCGGCCGGTGCGCTCGCCGTAGACGGGGGAGAAGGGCATCAGGCGGCCACCGTGCTTCGCCCGTTGCCGTTCGTGCCGCCATGCGCCGGCAACGGTGCGGCCCCCTGGTCGCCCGCTGAATCTTGAATCCCCTGGAGCGCGGCCTGCTGCTGCTGCTGCATCTCGGCCTGGGCAGTCAGCACCTTCGCTCCTGCGTGCTCCGCTGGGACCAACTGCCCTCCACGCGGCACGAAATACACCTCATCCTCATCCCCCGGAGCGGGCTTCTGCCCGATAGCCGCCCGGTACTCCGCGCGCGTGATCCCGCCCGCCGCAAACTGCGTGGTGGCCCGCGTGCTCCTGGCAGTCTCGTCCTCTGCCAGCGCCCGAACCTTCTTGTAGTCCCACTCCACGTCCTCCGCCCGCATGTTCCCCAGGTCTGGCAGCAGATCGGTATCGAGGGTCTCGGCGAAATCCGCGTGCATCGGAATAATGCACTCCTCCCACGCGGCGCTTCGCGCCTCGCCGTAGTTGGCGTAGGTGCGAGTCGCCTCCCCGACCGACAGGTTCACCACCAGGGGCGGGATCCGGAGAGCCGCGCAGATCCGCGCTTCTGGACGGTCGCCCATCCGGTCGATGACCAACTGCTCTGGGGAGAATCCCGGGGCTTCGATCTTGAGGGGGTGCGAACTGACGAGCAGTTTGCCACGATTCTCCTTGGTGAACTTCGCCTGGTAGGTCGCCTCCAGCTCCGCCCGCGCATCCGGCGGCAAGAACCCATCCGGGAAAGCCGGCGAGGCCACCGCACCCGGCATCCCCATGTTGCGCAGCAGGGCAGCGGTATAGGCAGCAATCTCGTTGTCGGTCAGCATCTCCCTCAGAACTGCCTTCAGGCGAGACCACCCGAGCCGGGGGTTTTCGGGGTCGATGCCGAACCGGAAATGAACCAGATCGGACCGCTTGAGGGTGTACTGCTTGCCGTTCTGGGGGCGATACAGGTACGAGGCGATGAACTGTGAGCCATCCTGCGGGAACTGCGGGAGGATCTGCCAGTGGGGAACATACCAGAGTTGAATCGGCGCGCCCTTCCCCGGGGCGCCGGACCCATCCGCCCCGCGGGCTTTGATCCAGTACGCATCTCCCGCCGTGCAGTAGGAGATGGCGGTCGCGGCGAACAGCGCCTTACCGGAGTAGAACGGATTAGGACGCCGGATCAGGGCCGGCAGGGCGTGGTTCTTGACCTCCTTGGGGTCGTCGTCATCCACCGACGGGTTGGTGACTACCCGGAGCCGGGCCTGGGGGAGGTTATCGGCGATCCAGCCGAGGCAAATCGACGCAGCAGAATTGTGCCACGGCGTGCCGACGAGCTGCTCATACTCCACCGTTGAGCCGGCGTAGGTGGTCCCGGGCCATTGGTCATAACCACGGCCCCCGCACCCATAGCCGCCTCCAGCGCCGGAGAAGACCATCCGGAACGCGGCTTTGAACCTTTGGGTGAATGTGGGGCCGTGCTCTCTCATGCAAAGCCCCACTGCCGCACCGGATCGAGGTGCATCACCATGTAGCGGGCCGCATCAAGACCGTGGTTGTCCATGTCCACTGGCGCTTCCTTATTGGGCTTCCCGTCAACGCCCTTCTGCCACTGGTAGCCGTCGAACTCTTGCTCGGTGCAAACCGGCCTTTTGGCTTCGATGAGCTCTTGGTCGCGCTCCACCAATGCATCAGCCATAACGAACAGCCGTGGCTTGCCGTCCCCCGCCGCCCGGAGCCTGACATGGACCGCCTGGATACCGGCCATGATGTCCTTCTTCGCGTTCAGAGTCCCGACACCGAGATGCCTTTCAAGGGTGCCCTTTCCGTCGGCATCGTGATCGCACACCACCGCCCTCGGCCGCGCGCCGGACGCCGCCATCAGGATCGCCCGCGCGTGGTCCTCCACGAGCGTCTGGGTCCGGTAAATCTCCCTCTCCAGGTAGAGCCGCCCATCCGGATCCGCAGCCCACTGCTGCCACACGAACGGATTGGTGTAGCCGAAATCCACCGCCCAGTACCGGGGCCATTCGGCGGGAATGGACCGAAGCGGATTGGCTGCATTGGGCAGCACGTGGATGGCCCGGTCCCACCCCTCATAAACCAACCCCTCCGCTGCCGCCCACCGGCCGAAGCGGAGCCGTTCGCGGCGTGCGCCGGTGAGGCGGTCCAGCCGGTCGATATATGTCCGGCCCGCTTCCGTCCAATCCCCGCCGCCGAAGAGGAGGGGGTTGTCTTCGTGCCTCGACTCCAGAAGAACTGTGCGGCCCTGATCTGCGCGTTGCTTGAGCCAATGGGTCGGGCGGTCAGGATTGCAGTCAGCGAGGAGCTGCTGATACGGCATCACGCCGTTCCGGAGGCGGGTCGTGAGGGACTCCCAATCGTTTTCCTCGAGCTCGGTGGCCTCCTGGACGTAGATCAGGTCGTACTCGGTGCTCATCACCTTGCTCGCCTTGTCCATCCCGCCAACCACCAGCTCGGAACCGTTGGGGTAGCGGTAGGATTGGCGCATCCGGCGTTGGGCGCCAGCGGAAAGCGGGGATGCCGCAGGAATGACCTTCTCTTCGTAAGTGACGAGCCCCGATTCCGTCAGGCTCTCACGGGTCTTGCGGAGGATCAATGCGCGGGCGCCTGGATGCCGAAGCATCGATGCATGGATCTTGTGCAGACATGCGATGCTTTTACCGGTCCCCGCCGGCCCTGAGAGCAAGAGTTCGGGATCTCTGTTCCCCTGCGCTTCTCTGGCCGCCCCCCACGGTGTGTAGGAGCGTGTGGTGGCCGCGCGCGGGAGACGAGCACGCAGCTCCGGCACCGCCTCACAGGCTGCCTGGATAGCGGTCTGCCCACCCGGCCGCGAGAGCAACTCGCGGATCGAGGGCGGCAGATCACTCCTCCGTGTGCTCGGGGAGGGCGACGGATTCATGGGCATAGCCGAGCACTTCCAGGAGATCCGATTCCGGCAGCTCGCGCAGTTCGGCGATCAGCTTCAAGAACAGATTGAGATTCACATCCACAGGCGCATCCAGCCCCAGCAGCCGCGCCCGTCGCGCCATAATCCGCAGTACCGTTTCGGTGGCACCGGGATCTCCGCTGACGGCCTTCTGCCAGTGGGCGATCTGCATTCGATCCAGCCTCGCCGCCTCCAAAGCGCGCGCCTCCTCGCGGTCCTTGACGGGCGCGAGCCTCTCCAAGCTCCGCTCAAAGGCTTTCTGCGCGGCGCCGGGGCTGGCCAGGCCGATCTGCTTGGCAATAGCATCATAGGTCGCTCCCGCAAGCCGGAGGTTCAGGGCATCTGCCTCGCGCTTGCGCGCCAGCGCCATCTTTTCCGCGCTTCCTCCGATCATGGATTACTCCACCCGCTCCGCCGCGCGACCGGTCGCCTTCTCCCAGCGCGCGAGGGCGATATCGACGTAGCGCGGCTCGATCTCCATCCCGAAGGCACGGCGCCCCAACTGCTCGGCGGCAATAAGGGTGGTGCCGGAGCCGAGGAAGGGGTCGTAAACGTCGCCTTCGTGGTTTCGGATCGCGCGAGCCATACACTCAACAGGCTTCTGGGTAGAGTGTCCGCCTTCGACGTTCGCGTCAAGATTCACTGGCCAGAGAGTCGTCTGGGAGCGGTCGCCCGTCCACGATGCTGTTGCGCCCTTCCTCACCGCATAGAAGCACGGCTCATGCTGGAAATGGTAGTGGCCGCGCGAGATAACTGGCATGGGCTTCGCCCAGATGATTTGCGCGCGGATTTCGAACCCCACAGCCTCTAACGACTGCCATGCTTCGCTGGCACGCAGACCTGCGTGCCAGCAGTAGACAACCTCGCCACCGAACAACTCCCACGCGGAACGCCAATCACCGCAATCGTCGTTCATAACCTTTCCCACGCGGGACGCCGCGTGGGAAATCTGACCTTTGGCAGCGGCTTCGTTGCGCCAATTAGCGTCGTACTCCACTCCCCAGGGTGGGTCCGTCACCATCAGCCCTGACTTCTCCCCGTCCATCAGCCGCGCCACATCCTGCGCGCTCGTCGCATCGCCGCACAT